AATTGCTTGCCATGCGCCATAGGTCAATACATTTTCACGGGGGATAATTGCGCTTGAAGGGATACCCTTAGCGATAAAACCCGCAATAATCGCCTGATAATTGAGTGCGCTATTGCCTGATCTTGCCCGCATTAGTGCATCTTGCTGGTGTTCTGTTTTCATTGTGTCTAATCCTTTTTAGTGTTTGACAAATAACCCCTTGCGGGGTTTTCGGCTAATCAAGCCATCATCAGTTTGCCTATACCGGTGCGCCTCTCTCATGCTGGGCGCATTCTTCACAATCGCACTCGATTACATCATTTTTAGCGGATGTTTTAACCTCTGCCAGCGTGTCATAACCCCTACAATGCACAAGGTCATCACTAAACCGATAACCGAAGGGAAGCCATAAAAAATACTCGTTTTCCCCGTCCCATAATGGGGTAATTTCCAAATCCCGCTTAATGTTTAATTTGTAGGTCATCATTAAGCCTCTACTGTTTTAATTGTGGCGTTCAATTGCTTAAGATCACGGATAAGCCACTCAAGCTCATCTAGGTTATAAAACCCTCTTACCTCAACGCAATAATTCAAGCCGTTCCCGTTCCCCTCTAAGCATATACGGGTATCAGAGTGCATAATCTCCGGCGCAAAATCCGCCTTTGGATTTTCTTCAATAAATTGTTTAATTGTTTTCATAATTTCCCCCATTTTTTCATAATGTTATTGACAGAAGATAAGCCGTTGTATGGCTCTAAAGTGTTGATTTTTTGCATAGCACGGATATTGCCAGCAATACGCTTGCCGATAATAACGGGGTCGAAATTGTCGCTTATTGCGCTTTTTTCGATTGCCTTAGCACTTGCCCGTGCATAGCGTTTTAAGGTGTTTAATTTCATGGTCTAGCCCTTTATCTATATGGTTTGACTGCTTGTTTACTTCGGTGCTACGGAAATAATTAGACCAGCTTGTCAAGTGTAAAATCTTGATCTAGGTCAAGAAAACCAAAAATAAATTAAATATATTCCGTGGGCGTTGTTCAGTTGCCACAATGTTAAAAGCCCGCAATTGTTTACCCTTTGGGGATAGTGTGGATCATTCCTATATAGGGGAATACATAAGAGCTAATACTGTATATAGATACAGTCCTGTGCATTTATACAGTATGTGAGATATACTCCAGCTTATGAGATATATAGCCCTAATCATTTTCCTTTTTTGTTCCTGTCCTTCCGTCCTATGAGATTGCAGAAGCTCACCAAGAAACAAATTAAGGAAGCTCTAGATCAGACGCCTATGCATGAGCTATTGCAAGTAGATAAAAGCAAGCTCACCAATAAGCAAATCAAGTTTTGCGAGCATCTTGCCACCGGTGAAACCAAAGCGGGAGCATACCGGCGAGCATATAACAGCAAGGGCAAGACCAGCACAATAGCAAAGCGAGGGCATGAGATGGCAAAGCGGGGGGATATACAGGGCATGACCGAGGCGATAAAGGCGGGGATTGAGTTTCAGAAACTATATACCGCAGGACAAATAAGGGCATTAGTCGTGCAAAGGCTCACTCAAGAGGCTATATCGGAAGACTCTAACCCTTCTGTTCGTGTGAATGCTCTTAAAGCGCTGGGCACAATAGCGGGAGTTGATGCGTTCATGCATAGATCAGAGACTAAGGTCATTAAGGACAGCGATAAGGCGAGATCAGAGCTAATGGATCTGCTCAAGCAGAGCATGGCGGACAATGCACGGACGATAGAACCAAATGATGAGGATGTTCTAGCTCTAATGGCGGAGATCAACGCCACCCCGTCAGACATTCCCGCCGGTGATATCAGCGACCCCCACCACCACGAACAGGATTCAGGAGTCCCATGCTCTAGTTTACATAGTAATCCGCTCAAGCAATCACCTTCCCAAAGTACTTCTGAAGTAAACCAAAATAATCTTGAGGAAAAACAATGAGTTATGACTTGAACTTGTGCAAGTCAGCTTTTGAGGGGGTAGAGGGTATCATTTTTTTGACAGAAATGAACAATTTGTTACATGTAACACCCCCCGTCAGTCTTTCTAATTCAAAGGGGTAGGGGGTATATGTTTAATAAAAAAGAAAGGTTTGTTGTAGATACCTATAAGTGGTACTACAGCTGGAATTTGTTTTGGTGGAAGATAGAAGGCTGCGAGTTGCTCAATGGATTCAATGTGTACCGACCGAGCGATCCTGTCAGCGCTGGCTTTGCTATTAAGTTTGGCAATTGGAAAACCCGTATTCGTTATTCTAAAAGAACTAAGAGATGGCATTGGGGGTATACATGGTAAGAACAATTAAACAGGTCGAGAAAGAAATGGATATGGTCTTGGCGACTCTAGAGAAGCTTCAGAATGCGATGACGATATTGATGTTTGAAAGAGAGAACCTAATAGTTATACAGAGGGGGCTAGAGGTGAGTGCAGAGATACAGACGGAAGAGTTGATAGAAAAGCTAAAGGAGGAGTCAAAATGAATAATTGGGTATTAGGTGAGCAGGCAGCGTCCCATAAGCCGGATAGTGCTGAGATATTGAATATGATCTCTCTTATGGATTCTGAGACTATACGTAAATTAGTGACCCAAGCATGGTTGCTGTACGATGAAGCCGTGTTAAGAGAGACGGGCCATTTGTACAACCTTGGTGAAGGCGACCCACATTGGGAGGGGCATCTATGACCATTGGTGAATTTTGGATGTCCTTTGCTGGGATGGCTGTTTTGTACATAGTGATCTTCTACATCCTATGAAGCCAACAGAAGAAATGACAGAATCCGAGATGCTAGAAGAGTTAAAAACTTGGGACGATGAAGTCTGGAAACACTTTAAAGAACAAAATTACGAAACCATTAATCTTTCATTTCAGGTTGATTGTGACTGAAAAACAACAGTACATTTATGAGGTAATCGACTCGTGGTGGAGGAGATTTGGGTTCGCCCCTTCAATTCAGAATATCATGGATATTACTGGAGATAAGTCTAAAGGGAATATACATCGGATTATTAATAAATTAGTAGATTTAGGACATTGTAAGAAACTGCCTAATTCAGCCCGTTCTGTTAGACCATCTTATATAAGAGTTAGAAGTACTAAATGAATTTAACAGAGATAATCTCCCAAATGCCGGTTACAGAGCAGGAAGCTTTTTATGAGGCGGCGGAGATTTATTTAAACTCAGTAAAGCGAGAAAAAGCCCACATAGACTTTATGTCTTTTGTCCATGAAATGTGGCCCGGCTTTATTAATGGCGCCCACCATAAAGTAATGGCTAAGAAGTTTGAAGATATAGCCAACGGGAAGTTAAAGCGATTAATTATTAATATGCCACCCCGTCATACTAAATCAGAGTTTGGCTCTTATATGCTACCGGCATGGTTCTTAGGAAGAGATCCAACCAAAAAGATTATTCAGTGCTCTAATACAGCTGAATTGGCGGTTGGCTTTGGTCGTAAGGTTCGTAACTTAGTAGGATCGGAACAATATGCAAGAATCTTCCCTAATGTTAATCTTAGGTCTGACTCTAAGGCTGCTGGTCGTTGGAGCACAAATGCTAATGGTGAGTACTTTGCTATTGGTGTTGGGGGTACTGTCACTGGTAAAGGTGCGGATCTGCTCATTATTGACGACCCTCATTCGGAGCAAGAAGCAGCGATAGCGTCCACTAACCCCGAAGTCTACGACAAGGTTTATGAGTGGTACTCCTCTGGTCCTCGCCAGCGTTTGCAGCCGGGAGGAGCGATTATCGTCATTATGACCCGTTGGAGTAAGAAAGACTTAACGGGCAGGATTTTAAAATCAGCGATTGAAAAAGACGGAGACGAATGGGAAACTATTGACTTTCCTGCCATCCTTCCATCTGGAAAAGCGCTTTGGCCCCAGTTTTGGGATATCAAGGAACTGGAAGTTCTTCGTGAAGAACTGCCTGTTGCCAAGTGGAATGCGCAGTATCAGCAACAGCCTACGAGTGAAGAGGGTGCGCTAGTTAAACGGGAATGGTGGAAAGTCTGGGACAACGATAACCCGCCACAATGCCAGTTTGTCATCCAATCTTGGGATACAGCGTTTACTAAGAATGAGCGTTCAGACTACTCAGCTTGCACGACATGGGGTGTTTTCTATCTAAATGAAGATGAGATGCAACCTAACGTCATTCTCTTAGACGCCTACAAAGCCCGTCTTGAGTTTCCAGAATTAAAAGAAAAAGCCTTCAATATGTATAAAGAGTGGACGCCAGATGCGTTCATCGTTGAGGCAAAAGCGTCCGGACTACCATTAATTGGAGAGTTGCGCAGAATGGGAATTCCTGTATCAGAGTTCACACCAACCCGTGGAAATGATAAGATTGCGAGATTGAACTCAATAACAGATTTGTTTGCGTCCGGCAAGGTATGGGCGCCACCAAGGAGATGGGCGGACGAAGTTATAGAAGAAATGGCATCTTTCCCTAACTCGGATCACGATGACTTAGTGGATAGTTCCACTCAAGCATTAATTCGCTTTAGACAGGGTGGCTTTCTACGTTTACCAAGTGACGAGCCGGATGAACAGAAGTACTTTAAATCTAAGCGTAACGCTGGATACTATTAATTAGGAAAAAATTATGGCAATTGATAAAGCTCTATACCAAGCACCAATGGGAATTGATGAGTTGGCTGAACAAGAGCAGCCTTTAGAGATCGAAATTGAAAATCCAGATGGCGTTACTATTGGAATGGATGGGCTAGAGATAACTTTAGAGCCAGAAAACGAAAAATCTGACGATTTTTACGCTAACTTAGCGGAAGAAATTGACGAACAAACCCTACAATCACTAGCATCCGACCTTGTTGAAGACTTTGACGGCGATATTGGCGCCCGCAAAGACTGGATTCAGACGTATGTAGACGGTTTAGAGCTATTAGGCTTGAAGATTGAGGAAAGAAGTGAGCCATGGGAAGGCGCTTGTGGTGTTTACCACCCACTTTTGTCCGAAGCATTGGTTAAATTCCAAGCAGAAACCATGATGTCTATCTTCCCTGCGGCGGGTCCAGTAAAAACCCACGTAATTGGCAAGGAAAACCCAGAGAAAAAGGCTGCAGCCGAGCGTGTTCAAGAAGATATGAACTATCAGCTGACAGAAGTGATGCAAGAATACCGTCCTGAGACAGAGCGTTTGCTCTGGGGCTTGGGTTTAGCCGGTAATGCATTCAAAAAAGTATATGAAGATGAGCAACTTGGTCGCCAAGTAGCCATGTATGTCCCTGCAGAAGACATGGTTGTGCCCTATGGCGCATCTAGTCTGGAGTCTGCAGAACGAGTAACCCATGTAATGCGCAAAACCGAGAATGAAATGCGTACATTACAAGTATCCGG